AGAAGGCTACTGGTTCAGCTGGTGCCCGCGCTCGCTTGAAGAACCTTTTCGGGTTCGGGTCGTCTGCTGCAGAACGCGCGTCGAAGATGTATACCCGCACCGCAGAGTCCAGCGCAAAGCAAGAGCAGGCAGCGCGGTGGCGTGATGTCGAAGCGCAGGGCAAGAAGGATGCCGCTGCTTATGCTAGTGCGAAGCGCCATGCCGACATTATCGCAGCTGGCGAAAAGCCGGGGGCCTCTGGCTGGGAAAAGTCGCAGGCCAAGTTCTACCGTGAAAACCCGAACGCTATGAAGAAGGGTGGGAAGGTCGCCAAGAAGGCTGCCCCTACCAAGAAGTACGCCAAGGGCGGTAAGATCGACGGTTGCGCCGTTCGCGGCATGACCAAAGCGAAGAGGGCACGGTAATGCCGAGCACCAGCGCAAAACAGGCTAAGTTCATGCGGGCGGTGGCACACAGCCCGAAGTTCGCAAAGAAGGTTGGTGTGCCTCAATCGGTCGGGAAGGACTTTGAAATGGCGGACAAGAAAAAGATGAAGAAGTTTGGTGTTGGTGGCGGCGCGAAGGGCTCGATGGTCCCGCGTGGCGGTCCGGGTGCAGGTCGTAAGACCCCGATGCCGCGTGAGCCGATCACTGGTGGCCGCGACACTGTACCGTACACCCCCGAGCGCAAGAAGTTTCTTGATGAGCTGGAGCGCCGCAACAAGGCAGCTCGTGATGAAGCGATCAGCTTGGCCAAGAAAGCTCCTCCCTATGCCAAGGGCGGTGAGGTCATGAAGAGCCGTGGTGTTGGTCTTCCCGACTCCATGCTTCCGCAGGGCACCGCAAGCCGTCGTCCGCAGGCACCGTCGCAGACCACTAAGCCGAGCGCGGCGAAGCCGAAGTATGTGAGGCTGAACGAGAAAACGGAGACGGTAAAGCTCAACCCCCACAAGAAAGGTGGCAAAGTCATGAAGAAAGCAGACAAGGCAGGCCGCGCTCTCGTCAAGAAGTCGGCTGACACCATGGGCCGTGCCATGAAGATGAACAAGGGCGGCAAGTGCTACGCTTCGGGCGGTCTCGTTGCTGGCCACAAGTCGGCTGACGGCATCGCTACCAAGGGCAAGACCAAGGGTAAGATGGTCGCCATGAAGCGCGGGGGTAAGTGCTAATGCGCCCGTCGCGTGGTATGGGCGACATGAAGGCGTCGAAGATGCCTAAGGCGAAGACCATTCGCCGGAAGGACAATCCTGACGAAGTCACCATGTATGCCAAGGGCGGCAGCGCAAAGTTCATCCAGAAGGCGATCAAGAAGCCCGGCGCACTGCGCGCTGAGCTTGGCGTCAAGAAGGGGCAGAAAATCCCCGCCAAGACGCTCGCCAAGGCGGCTAAGGCTCCCGGCAAGCTGGGCCAGCGTGCTCGTTTTGCTCAGGTGCTGAAGGGCTTCAAGAAGGGGAAGTAAAGTGGCGCGGACGGACGAAGGCAAGTGGAAGCGCATTGTTGCGGCTGTGAAGGCCAGCGACAAAGGCGGTAAGCCCGGCCAGTGGTCCGCCCGCAAAGCTCAGCTTGCAACCCAGCGGTATAAGAAGTCAGGGGGCGGCTACTCCGGCCCCAAGACCGAAGCGCAGAAGTCGCTGTCGAAGTGGACGAAGGAAGACTGGGGCACCAAATCAGGAAAGCCTTCAACCCAAGGCCCCAAGGCGACCGGAGAACGCTACCTCCCGAAGAAAGCACGTCAGGCGCTGACATCTTCTGAATATGCTGCTACAACCAAGGCCAAGCGCGAAGGTACGAAGGCGGGTAAGCAGTTCGTCAAGCAGCCCAAGCGCATTGCTAAGAAGACTGCGAGCTACAGATGACGACTAGCGGCACCTCCACGTTCAACATGAACCTCAACGACCTTGTCGAAGAGGCGTTCGAGCGCTGCGGTGCAGAGCTTCGCACGGGCTATGACCTGCGCACGGCGCGGCGTAGCCTTAACCTTCTGACCATCGAGTGGGCCAACCGGGGCATCAACCTCTGGACTGTAGAGCAGGGCCAGATTGCTATGGTGCAGGGGCAGATCACCTATGACTTGCCGGTAGACACCATCGACCTGATCGACCACGTGATCCGCACTCAGCCGGGTCAGCAGGGTCAGACGGACATCAATATCACGCGCATCTCTGTCGATACCTACTCGACGATCCCGAACAAGAATGCTCAGGGTCGCCCGATCCAAGTCTGGATCAACCGCCAGTCAGGTGCGACCTATCCGGATGGCCTTATCCCTCCGGGCACTGAGGTGGCTTACCCGCAGATCAACGTGTGGCCGTGCCCCGACCAAGACAACTACTACACCTTTGTCTACTGGCGGCTTCGCCGCATTCAGGACGCTGGCAACGGTGTGACCACGCAGGACATCCCGTTCCGCTTCCTGCCGTGCATGGTGGCTGGTCTGGCCTACCACCTGTCGATGAAAATCCCCGACGCTATGCAGCGTACCCCGATGCTCAAGCAGATGTACGATGAGGCATGGGAACAGGCGGCTGACGAGGACCGCGAAAAGGCTGCGCTGCGGATTGCTCCGCGCCAGTATTTCAGGTGATTTGTGCCTAACCGGTTCGCTTCCGGCAAATGGGCGATCTCGCAGTGTGACCGCTGCGGGTTTCGCTACAAGCTGAAGGAGCTCAAGCAGCTCGTCATCAAGACGAAGAACGTCAACATCCTCGTGTGCCCCACCTGCTGGGAACCCGATCAGCCGCAGCTTCAGCTCGGCATGTATCCGGTCGATGACCCTCAGGCACTGCGTAACCCGCGTCCGGACACGACATATTACCAAGCGGGCCTCACCGGGCTGCAGGAAGAGACGCAGGGCGAAGTGCCTGATAGCAACGTGCTGGCCTTTGGCGGACCGTCTGGCGGTAGCCGCGTAATCCAGTGGGGATGGAACCCAGTCGGCCTTAATGACCCATTGGGTTTATCTGGGCTCCCAAATACGCTATTAGCACGAGGTAGCGTAGGAACCGTAACCGTACAGACGGAGGAATAAGATGGCTAAGGGTGGTAAGACCAACGAGCAGATGAAGAAGCTGGGCCGCAATCTTGCGAAGATTGCCAACCAGAACAAGGAAGTTCGCAAGGTCCAGAAGGACATGGGGAAGGTCAACAAGAATGGCTGAGCACACCAAGGACATCGGCAAGTACGGTCAGCCTAAGACCTACTCGGACCCGATGGGCAACAACGGCTATCCGAACAACGTCGCCAACACCCAGACGCAGAAGACCCGTGGCACGGGTGCGGCTACTAAGGGCACCGGGCACAGCAAGAAGATGGGCTAATGAACTACGCGCAGCTGTTCGAGACCATTAAGGGGTACGTCGAAAACGACTTCCCTAATACTTCGTGGACCGACTCTGCGGGGACGGGGACCGTCACTCTGACGTCCACCGAGCAGATCAACACGTTTATCGAACAGGCTGAACAGCGTATCTTCAACACGGTCCAGTTGCTGGACCTGCGCAAGAACGTCACTGGCAACATGACGTCGGGCAACAAGTACCTCTCGGTGCCGTCTGACTGGCTTGCTACCTTCTCCATTGCTGTGATCGACGGGGACGGCAACTACGAGTACCTGCTCAACAAGGATGTGAACTTCATCCGCCAGTCGTACCCGAACCCCAACGATCAGGGTCTTCCGTACTGCTACGCCTATTTTGACGAGAACTCGTTCATCCTCGGCCCTACGCCAGACGACGACTACTCCGTTGAGCTCCACTACTTCTACTACCCGCAGTCTATCGTGACCGCAGGTACCTCGTGGCTCGGCGACAACTTTGACAGCGTGCTTCTTTACGGTTCCTTGCTAGAGGCTTACACCTTCATGAAGGGCGAGAAGGACGTCATTGACGGGTACCAGAAGCGGTACGACGAGGCGATGCTCATGCTCAAGCAGCTGGGTGAAGGCAAGAACCGTCAGGACATGTATCGTAGCGGCCAAGTCCGCTACCCAGTGAGGTAGTATGTTTAATATCGGAACAGGCGACGTGGGCAGCGTCATGGTGATGGCTACTGAAGGGCGTGGTTTCACGCCTGAGGAGACCGCTGAGCGTGCCCTCGACAAGATCATTTACGTGGGCAGCCATACGCATCCGGCGATCCGCGAGCAGGCCGAAGCCTTCAAGGACAGCATCCGTCAGGTGCTGATCCACTACATGCACGAGGCTGTGCGGTCGCATAACGTAACTCTGGTCAATAAGTTCAAACAGGCGGGGCACCCAGAGTTGATCCCGATCCTCGACGCATAAGGAGGCCATAATGGCAATTACGCAAGCAATGTGCACCAGCTTTAAGGCCGAGCTTATGCTCGCGGTGCACGATTTCCGCGCTACGGGTGGCGACACCTTCAAGCTGGCACTGTACACCTCGTCGGCTACCATCGACGCGAACACGACGGCCTACACCACTTCGAACGAAGTGACCGGCACGAACTACACTGCTGGCGGTGGCACACTGACCCGTCTGGGTGTCGTGACCTCGAACAACAACGCCTCGACTGGTACGGGCTTTACCGATTTCTCGGACCTGACCTTCTCGAATGCGACCATCACGGCTCGTGGCGCACTGATTTACAACAACACTCCGTCGGCTAACTCGAATGCGAACACCACGCTGACGAACGCTGCGGTGTGTGCGCTGGACTTTGGCTCGGACAAGACCTCGACGGACGGTGACTTCACCATCATCTTCCCGGCAGCGACTAACACCACCGCCATCATCCGGATCGCCTAATGATCGAAGAACTCATCGCCCGCGTCTTCTATGCCCGTAACGTGGCCCACTTTGAGCACTGGCGTGCTCAGGGTGTTGGTGGCTATGCGCGGCATCAGGCGCTCGGTGAGTTCTACGATGGCGTGATTGATGCTCTGGATACGCTGGTAGAGGCTTATCAGGGCGCATTCGAGCTTATCGGCACGGTGCCAGCCCCCAAGACCAAAGCCGAGGACATCCTCCTTATCCTCGTCGAGGACGCTGCGTGGATCGAGAAGAACCACGAGAAAATCTGCAAGGGGAACCGGGCCGTGGCTAACCTGATTGATAGCGTGACGGGCGTATACCTGAAGGCGATCTACAAGCTGAGGAACCTGATGTAATGGCGGCGCTAGGTCCTGTTAAATTCCTCACCATCCACTGCGCGGCTACCCCCGAAGGGCGGCACGTCACGGCTGCGCAGATCAGTGAGTGGGACAAGGCAAAGTTCGGCCAAACGTCTTATCATTGGGTCGTCGAACTTGATGGTAATATGGTTCGTACTCTACGCGATAACCAGAAAGGGGCTCACGTGGGGGGTGCTAACACCGGCAACATTGGCATCTGCTATGTGGGCGGCGTTGACAAGAACCTGAACCCCAAGGACACGCGCACTCCTGCGCAGAAGAAAACGCTCCTGACGCTCGTCCGGACGTACAAAGAGCGCTATCCCGGCATTCTCATTCGCGGTCACCGCGACTGGCCGGGGGTCAAGAAAGCCTGCCCGAGCTTCGACGTCGATGCTTGGTTGGCCGAAACAGGAGACTGAACATGAACAAGACTGAGATTTACGGCGTTGCCCGTGCTCTTCTCTCCGCTGTTGGCGGTTTTGTCGTTGCTCGCGGTTGGATCGACTCCGAGACCGCTGTGTCGCTGGCTGGTGCTCTTGCCACTGTCGCCGCCGCTGTGTGGTCGGTCCGGTCTAAGCGCAAGTAAGTAGGCGCTCGTGGCGGGCGTCTCCGTAACAGTTACGGGCGTCTACGCCGAAACCTCCAACGGCTATGGCTGGGGATGGGGGACGTGGGGTCGCGGCACATGGGGGTCGTCGCTCACTGGTACCGTCGAGACCGGTGGGGCCAACGTCTTTGCGGTTGGGGTCGAAGCCACTGGTGCCGTAGGCACTGTATCCATCCAAGCTAAGGGTGCTGTCACCGTCTCGGGGGTCTCGGCCTCTGGGGCGGTAGGCACTGTTGCGGTCTCTGCGGGTGCGTCCGCCACGACCACAGGGGTCTCAGCCTCTGGCGCAGTCGGCACCGTCACCACTACATCTAACGCGCTGGTCTTTGCTACTGGCGTAGAGGCTACTGGCAACCTCGGCAGCGTCAGCATCCAAGCTAAGAGTAATGTCACCCTGACCGGAGTGCAGGCTACC